AAGTCTCACTTTGTCTTGATCGTCAATTAGGTCAGCGAATTCATAATCCACTAAAGAAACTCTTCTTCTTGCATGAGGAGTGTCAATTTGTGGAGTATCGCCATGTCTGCTTGTTCTTTTCACAGCAGTTACTGAACCTACTTGGTCAAAGAACGCATTTTTACCTACGACACTTTCAAGACGAACTTTGTCTCTTAATAACGATCCCATTTGTTGAGATAGCATTTGTACGTTAGCTGAATACTGTTGTACAAAAGCTGTTGTTACTTGATTAGACATATTTGTCTCTCCATTTGTTAAAGTTAAATTAACTTACCACCTTGGTAGTTAATAAAATAAAACAGAGAGGTTCTCCGTCAGAATTGACAGGCATCTCTTGCATTTAAGGTCTGTTAGACCGCAGTCTATTTCTTGCTGTCAGTGGGGTTCTTGCGAATTGTCCCACGCTTAACTATCCACTTATAGTATTCGTCTGCGATTGGCAAGGGGTTTTGTTTCTGAAATTCAGTTCCACACTCCTTAACCAATCGTAAGACTTCTAATCTAAGTTCTTTTTCTGATAAATGATTACTTTCCGCCATTAATCATTTCTCTCATGGTGTAGACTTGTTGTACAAGTTTACTATGATCTGGATGAGTTTTATTCCAATAAGGTCCAGTTCTATCATTTACAATCTTAGATATTTCAGACTCAAGATCTCTACCTTGATCTACAGATTCACTTTCAGTTGTGACCACTTTATCCTCAGATAAAAGTCCAGCAATCTTAGCAAAACCTTTAATCACATCTGGATGATCTCCAAGTCGTGTTCCATCTTTAAGTTGCATATCTAATACATCATTTGACATATTGGCTTTAGCCACTGCTGCAGCCTTATTGATATTTTCATCAAACTGTTTACCCCACTCTTGTCTTAACTGTTGTTCAGCTTGAGCCTGTGCGGTTTCAGTATCTATCTTTAATTGTTGCACAGAATTTTCAGAGTTCTGTTTATAGAAATCTAAAATCGCTTGTGCTTGTTTTTCATTCAAACCTGTTTTGTGAGCGACCTCTGCAAATGATTTAATTGCATTCTCATCTACAGGAGCAACTTCAGATTTAAAATCAAGTTGATACTTATCTGGAGACTCAGGTCTGCCAAGTTTAGAATAAACTTCATTCCATTGATCGTCAGTAGAATTATTGTTGGGTACAGCAATTTTATCTGAACCAATCATTTTAGTTGCGTTAATGTAAGACTTAGCAAGTGCATCAATCTCTGTGAACTTAGAAATGTTTGGATCATTCCTAAACTCTTCTGAGATTGTTTCTTTCCAAGACTTTGCGGTTTGTACAGTATTATCAGTTGTTGATGATACTAAGGTTTCTTTTGTTTCTGTAGATGTTTCAGGTTGTGTTGGTGTCTCTACAGGCGGAGTGTTACTCTCCGTTATCTGCTCGTTTGACATTTTCGTTTTCCTTTTGCAGCATTGATTTAATAAATAGAAGAACGCTGCGTTGTCCTTCCATATATGCACTCTCATGGCTATCGCCTTTTACATTAGTCGTAGACATGAAATGGCATCGCTTTTCTAAATCTTCCATGACAACTTTGCCTTGGTCAGATCCAAAAACTATTTTATAAACTTCTTTAAGTTTTTTAATTTCCTTTATCATTATTCAGCTTCAGTATTCACTAACGCTCTAGCCTCATCAGGCAATGCTTTAGCGAGTGGTGCTATCTTTCCTCCTGCTTCTGCAACTTGTTGAAGTTGTTGCATTTGCATCATCTCTTGTTGCTGCTGTTCTTTTTGTTGTCTTTCAGCATTGACTTGAGATTGAGGTTTTAAAACTTTTTGTGGTACACCAACAATATCCATTAAATGTCTAACCAGTTTATCAAAGTTTACATAATCAAATACAGGTGCAACATTTGCAATAGATCCCATGATTTCAATACCACGCATGATGGCTTGTAACTCTGTAGACTTTTGAGCTTTGGCAAGAGGAGAAACATATTCAATCTCTACATCTCTTCCTGCTAAAAATTCTGGTGCAGGTTTAAACATATTCTTTCTAAGTAAAATATTAAACGCTCTATCAATAAGTGGTTTCAATAACTCTGATTGTAATCTTCCTAACACAGGTCCTAATAATCTCATCTTCTCTTCGTTTCTTTGTATGACTTCGGTTGCTGTCATTTGTGGACCTTGTTGCATCATGAGCTGATTGACATAAAATACATTACGAATTGCGTTTCGTCTTTGCTCTTCCATATTTAATCCCAGTGGATTATTCGCACCGATATTTAAAGGCTCTATTCTGTCTCGTGTTCCTGATCTGTAGAAGTTCAGTCCGCCAGGAACTGTTCTGACTGGTAAAATAAATCCGTCATCAGGAACAAGTAAAGGGGGGTCTACTTGTTTCTGTGCGGCTTTAATGGTTGTCTTTGACATTTCATTTAACATCTTAACATCAGGTAAAGCTGTCATGGCTGGAGATCTTCCATAAATTTCATGCGATGCTTTTAAGTATCTTGGCACAACAAATGGAAACTCTCTAAATCCAGATACTGATAACTCTTCGCCTTTTCCTGTCATGTATACTGATTCAAAAGGCATATTCTTTTGATCTTGTTTTCTGACATCAAAGTCATCTCTTGGATAGATTGCGTGAATAATATCTACTTCTTCGTATGGATTCTTTTTTTGTAAAACTTCAAAGTCAGGATTTGTTCCAAACTTTTGTATTGCTGCTCTTGCAGACATTTTAAATTTTCTAAAGACAGTATCTATTCTACCTTTATCATTTTCTGCAATATAGATTTCATTGATATGTCTTGTTGAAAATTTTAATATATCATCTTCATCTTCTTCAATAAACATTGCTGCTGTACCAAAGGTAATCAGATCATGGTACAATTCAAAGATCTCTTGTTGAAAGTTTGATCTATTGAATGCAACATACATTTGTTCAGTTGCAGACTCTAACCATTCTTTTGCTTCATCTTCAAATTCCATTTCTTCTTCTTTAAAACGTAAAGAGAACCAAGGCGTAGATGGATTAGTGAGCATTCCATGAAGTGATGCTGCTAAAAGTTCTACGGCTTGTAAAGGTGAACTGTCAAAAATAAGTTCAGTTCGTTTATCACCTCTTGATCTTGTTTTGGTAACATCAGCTTTTCTTGGCATCATGTAATCTGCAACTTCCTGCCAATGCGTTTCCCAATTTTGTCTTTGAGCTTTTAGACGATCATATCTTTTCAGTAATGCTTTTGTTAAATCTGTTTGTGCCATTATTGTCCTAATAAACTTCTACGACCTAGTGTTACTGTTTGTTCTTCTACACCTGCAGGTCCAGTTAATATGGTTGCAGATCTTCCTCTACGTTTTGTTTTTCTATCTGTACCATATCCTGTTTGATCCATTGCAGTTGCTTGTGAAACTTCTGCTTGAGTTGGTGCAGGTTGAGGTGGTGCTTTAGGTTTTGAAATAATACCACCCATATTATTCTCCTAATAAAGTTTTCTTTTCAACTTTTGCTTCTTCTTCTACACCTAGTGGTCCTGTAAGAATTGTAGACTTACGACCTTTTCTTCTTAATTCCATTTGTCTTTGCTCTTTTGCAATTCTTGCCTTCTCCTCTTCAGAAACTTCTGGCGCTTCAGGAGGTTCTGGAGCAGGTGGTAATGATGGCATTTTTGGTGAAAATAATCTACTCATAATTTTTATATAATGTTATAATTATTATCTGCTACACTTTGTGGTGCAGTTTGTCTAGTATTTAGTTCTTGTAATCCAACCGCAAGATACCTCATGGCATCACAAGCGTGTGAACTCCAATCATGAACAGGTTTAGATCTAAACATTCTTGCTTTGTCTACATACTTCCTGTGATAATGTCTTAACGCATCAATCAATTTTTTGCAATGATCTACATCAATCCAGCAACGAGGTAAGGTCATAGAGGTTGCGTGTATTCCATCTTCTAATGGTAATTTTGGTACAACTTTAAACCTAACTCCTAATTGATAGGCGACCTCTCTACGGGTCTTACCATTACTAAAATCCGTAACTTCAATGTCATGCGGAGCATAATGATCCCCATAAATATAATCTTTTTCTTTGAGCAGCTGAATAAAGAAAGGTAAACCCTGACCGCGTTCTTCAATATAATCTATAATGTTGACTGACCTGCCTAGCTGTTGGAAAAATATAATTGCGGTATGATCTGAGACTCCTAAATCCCAGGAGGTATGGACTGGCAAGGAAGGATCATAAGGGACACGGCTAATCTGTCTTTTGTTTTCCATGTTAGAAATCTCTTTACCATAAATTGCTCCTTCTATGTTTGCTGTCCACTCGCATTCAAACTCTTGTTTAAACTTATTCTCACCCATGATCTGTTCTGCTTTTTCTAATTCATCCGGGTCAACAATCTTTGTCTTGCTTGCCTTAGCTTTAAAATAAAACCAGTCATCTGTGTTCTGTTGTGCGTGCTGATACATTTCATAAAAGTTATTATTCATTCCTTGTGGTGTACCAATAAACACACAAAAACCTTTTCTATCTGATAATGCCGGTCTTATAATTTCAGGAAACAATCTATCATTGACGTTTGCGTATTCATCAATAACGCAGCCATCTAAATAAATACCCCTGATACCATCACAGTTTTCAGATCCTAATAATGTTATTCTAGCGCCATTTGGAAAATCTACTCTAAGTTCTGTTTCGTTATATTTTATTCCCGGAATACCATAGGTAAATTGTTTAATATAATCCCAAGCAATTGATTTAGATTGTTTGAATGTAGGCGAAATATAGGCAAATCTTGGGTTCTTGTTCTTATTCTCTAATGCTGCCATAATCAAATGACAGATCATCATAACTGTTTTTCCAAATCTTCTGTGGCATACTAAGACTGACCACCTGTATTTCTTAAGTTTGTGATGTAAAAATTCTTGATGTTTACGAGCTGTGTAGGGAATTGTTGAGATCATTAGTGTATATTGCTCTGTGTAAACTTATCTGGGTCTCCTATTTCAAAACCAATAAACTCCATGAGCCACCCGGTATACATTTTTGCAAAGCTATTTGTAGGAAAGCCAGTAATCTTAATAACTACATTGTTGGTTTTAGGTTCTACAAATACTTGTGATTGTATATCTTTAGTATCAAACTCATCCATAATCACTACATATAGTAAAAAAATAATTTTTCAAAGGAGGTCTAGCAATAAAAGGGTGTGGGTGGTTTGTGGCTGTAGGTAAGGCTGTCTGTCTAAAGGTGTCCTGCAGTCCCATGTATATATATATTAAATTTTGCACCCATGTGCGCGGGTGTACCCCCTTTGTTTTTTTTCAAATCTTGTCAAAAATCTCTATATATAACCAAATTGATCACGCTATAATTTATGATTATCACTAGTAATAACAATAATTCAAGTAATTGAGCCGGGTCAATTGTTTATTTGTTTAATCCGTTGTTATTCGCGTTAATTGCTGGACCTTTAATTATATGAGGATACCAAAAAACAATAACAATTATTTTTATTATAACTATTTACAATAAGAACCTTTTAGGCTATAACAATATTAAACAACAATGGAAGGTATAACAATGAAAACAATAAACTACAAAAACAAAACTTATAAGTTACCGTTTAATGTAGCTTGTAATCAATCAACCGCTTGTCAGTTGGTTGAAGTTGAAAACCCTTTTAGCGGTGAAAAATGTTTTCTACCGGGTTTTGCTGTAGCTGTTTATGATGCGATTAAAGGCGCTGAATATATGGCTGAAACAAATCCGTCATTATATAAAACAGTTGAGACCGGTGTTAGTTGGTTTTCAAAAAATTTTACAGACGAATATTTCGTTTTATTAGATTAAAGGGGGTTACATGTTTAATTTAATAACTAGAAATAAAAAGCCTAAAACTAGAGACGATTATCGCAAAATAAAACGTCAATTAGAGAGTGACCCGGATCATGGTCAATTATTTACTTATATGACACTGGACCACTTTATAAATCTAGTATCAAAGTATTTTGATACTTCACCAAAAAAACTATACAATTAAATCACTAATACAAAACCCCTGTTAAATTAATTTTTAACGGGGGTTTTTTTATATTGCTAATATATCCAAAATGGTTATATATATAATTAAACAATGGAAGGGATAAAAAACAATGAGAATCAAAAAAAATGATCTAAGTTATTATTTCATATTTGATAAAAAAGACTTACCGGCGTCTTACGTTAAGAGCTGCGAAAGTTTTTTTAATGAAATAAAACAAATTAAAAACCCGGCTGCTACATATAAAAGAGCCGTAAACAATTTAAAAAGAAGGGTTAAAAAATGAAAAAATATAAACCGCAAAAAAAA